CATGGCCATGGCCCTGACTGTCGCGTGTGTGATAGTCGCCATAGGCCTTATAGCCAAGGTGCTTAAGTCCTCTCGCATAGCCTTGGTCGTAATGTCCATGTCTGTGCTTGTTGGGTGTAAGAGCCCTGACAAAGAGCTACCGGCAGCTGAGCCAGCCCCCAAGCTGGCCGCACTTGATCAAGTGGGTAAAGATATCGACGTGATAGACTCTCGCGTAGCTGCAGCTGTCGTCGTCGCGCGGGAAGCTAATGCGGCCGGCAAGCCAGCTGTCGTCGAATCTGAGCTCTCTGTAGCTGCGTCAAGCTTACCAAAGGCTACGGAAGGTGATCTTGCCTACGCGCGCCAGCGTAGTGAGAAGGCCACGCCAGCTGAATATGAAGCTCAGCGCAAGAAGGCCGCAGAGAAACAGAAGCAGGTAGAAAAGGAATGGGCACAGCTTGAGGATCAGGTAAAAACAAACAGGGCCGCGATTGAAGCTCGCGACAAACGAATCGTAGAGCTCCAAGACGAAATGGTCAGGGTCAAGAAAGACGCGTCAGCTAACCTATGGACTCTGGCCGGCATAGCCATGTCGGCGGCGGGCGCAGCCTGCATGATATTCATGGGCCCAAAGACCGGCCTTCCATTACTTGGCTGTGGCATAGCTATGGGCGCAGTCCCGTTCGTGATAGACTCGGAATATTTTGGCATAATCGTGGCCTGCACCCTGAGTGGCCTTGCCCTTCTGGCGCTCTGGTATGCTTGGGACTGGGTTAGGGACAGGACTAACGCAAAGCCGTCCCCTTGACACGGCTAGGGCCCTCTATACGCTATCTCTGTTGGTTGTGAGATCGCGTGTGGGGTGGCTAAGCCTTAAAGGGCCGCAAGTCGGCCCGCCCTGAAGCGCAGAGGAAGTGGGATTCGAACCCACGGCCGGTTGCCCGACTTCGGTTTTCAAGACCGACGCATTAAGCCGCTCTGCCATCCCTCTGTGCCGGGCATGGTGTGGCCCTCGGCTTACCCGTCAAACAAAGAGGCCCGACTTTCGTCGGACCTCTACTCAGGAAGGGAGTCGAACCCTTACGCCTTGTCGGCCACGGCGCCTAAGGCCGTTGCGTCTGCCGTTCCGCCACCTGAGCAAAATCAGCCCTTGGCGAGCTTCTTAAGCACCTTGCGGAGCTCGCGGATGGCACCCTGAGCTTCAGCCTTGGCTTTGCGAGCCTCGACCTTGGCCTTCTTCTCAGCCTTGCTCTTGCGAACGGGCTTAGGAGCCGGGAATTGGGTGCTGGTAGCGCCGTAGACCGCAGGGTCGAGATTAAGAGAGCGCGAAAGCCTGATGGCTCCGATCTCCCTCATGACACCCCGGCGGATGAGGTCGGAGATGTTCATCTTCTCCTCGCGCGCCGTGATGACGATCTGCTTGTAAAGCGCAGCAGGAACAGCGGCACTGAGAATGCCGTGAACCGACTTGCCGTAGCCCATGCCGAGGTCCGCCTTGCGGGCGTACAACTTGCGGTGATCCGTCGCGCTGATACGCGCGGAGTATCCGCTGGTGGTCTTGATTTGTTTGATGGCGAAAGAGCCATCGTCTTTGGTGTTGTTGATCATGTGTGTGTTTGGTGTGGGTGAAAGTTATGGCCCTGCTAGGAATCGAACCTAGATCTAGCGTTTAGGAAACGCCTGTCCTATCCGTTGAACGACAGGGCCGTGGCTATTAGAACGGAACTTCGTCAGAGGTGTCGACGGAGCCCGGGCCGGTTTTGGCCTTGAGGTATTCGTCGAGCGCGTTGCGGAGCGTCACGTCAGCTTCGGAGATGCCCTTGTCGCCGTAAGGCTTGGGCTGCCATTCCTTAGCGTACCAGTCGAGACTGTTAGCTGGGAGTTGGCCAAGGGTCTGACCCTTGTTCTTACCGAAGTGGAGAATAGCGTTGCGCCACTCGCCCTTAACGGACGTCGGGGCCTGCTTGGGTTTGGCCGGAGCGTCGTACGACGTCTTATCAACCGGCTTGTAGTTATTGGTCAAGCTCTCTACCGCGCCTTGACCATCGTCATCCTCTGCGGCGAGATTTGCGATGGCCGACAATGCGTACCGGCGAAGATAGCTATAGATCGAGCCAGCCTTCTGCGCGTCGATCTTGGCCGGGTCCACAGGGATGTGGGCCTCGAACTCGATCTGGTCGCCGGTGACGTGGAGCAAGATGCTCTTGATGCCTACCTGTCCGCTGTGCGAGGACGGGTGCTGGATGATAGTCCAGCCGTGCTTGGCAAAAGTTCCCTTGATGGCGTCAATGTGCGAACCGAGGGTCGCATACTTGTTGCCGAAGTGGGGGTTCTTCGCGTCGAACTTTGGCGGTTGAACTTCGCTGATAGCCTTGACCAGAGCCGTGGAAGCGACGGCGCTGAGCTTGTTGTTGGTGTTGATGTCCATGGTGGGAGTTATTTGGTTTGGGTGAATTTGGCGAGGAAGGCGCGAAGAAGGAATGTGGTCAAGCCGCTGGTGGTGCGGTAGTCGCTTTTCTTAGCGAGGCGCTTAAGCGATTTGATCTCGGCCGGGTTGAGTCGAACAGTAAGGAAGTGACGCTTATGCGGACGCATTGTTGTCGGCTTCCTCCCATTGTGTGAGCGCCGTGGATACGTCGCTGTCAGTAGACGCAGCTTTGTGGAGCGCGCGGCCGGCGGCCTGAAGCTCACCGATCTTAACGCGAAGCTTTTCGAAGTCGGCGTTGATAAGCTCCTGTGCCGCGATGATCTTGGCGACGCGCTCATTGAGGAGATGGTAGTTCTCCTGCGCGGTGGCAAGCTCAGCCCGGGTAGCCATAAGCTGGTTGTTGGTGTGGAGCGCGTTGAGCGCGTTGTTGATGATATCGTCCATGATGGTAAAGGGTGCCCCCTTTCGGGGGCTGGTTGGTTAGGCCTTCTTAGCGTTGATGATGGCTTCGAGGGCGGCGACGCGCTTGTGGAGGTCCTCAACAGCGAGAACAGTCGCATTGTGAATGCGGATCATCTCGGGCATGTCTTCGAAGGGGTTAACCTCCGAGTGGCGCTTCCCGAGCACCTCGATCATGGGATCGTGGAGTTCTCGGATCATGTTGTGGATCTCCTCATGGGAGACGACTTTGGTTGGCTTGATGTAGGCCATGTGTGTGGTGTGTGTTTGGTTTGGGTTTGGTTTTCCGGATGGAAATTACTTGGCGGCCTTGATCATGGCGACGACGGCCTCCATGAGTTGAGCGTTAGTAGGATACTGCTCGTTGTTGACGAGGTGCTTGCTGATGTCAGCAAGGCTGATGTTGAACTTGATCTGAACATCGTCGCCGACACCGGCGCCCCGGTACTTGCGCTCAACGGAGGCTACCTTGGAGTTAGGAATAAGGGCGGCGAGGATGGCGGCATTGGCCTTCAAGCAAGCCTGCTCGGCGTTCACAGTGGCCTTAGCAGAGCGATGCCTAGCAAGCTCAGCGGAGGTCAACGTGGCCGCAGTATAGACGTTGGTCGAGAAGTGATGGCCGAAATTCTCGGCGAGGAGCTTAACAAGGCGCTTAGCGGTGGACTCCGGGTTGATCGGGCGGCCCTGATAGCTCTTAATGCTGCCGGTAGAAGCTTCGCTGGTGCGCTGGCATTCCGTGACATTGCCATCCCAAGAGCGCTTGGTGTCGGTATTAGGGAAGACGTTGTAGGTGCTATAGCTGATGCAGTCGATAGCGCCGTTGGCGCGGGTGCTTGCGCCGAGGATCGTCATGACGATGTTGCCGGTCTTGTCAAAGGCGGTGAACGGGTTCTCGGGAAGCGCAACCACGTTATCAATCCAACTAAACTCGCCGGTGGTGATGAAATGCTTACTGGTGAGGTCAGCGATATTGGCCTTGGCGGCGGCAATCTTAGCCTTGTAAGCGTCGATGGCCTTGTTGCTGCTCTCGCCGAAGATCACGCGGAACGTGGTCTTCTCATGGGAGCCAGCGTAGTGGCCGTTGTTGTGCTGGGTGACCTCGATGGCGGTCTTATAGCCGGCCTTGGCGAGTTCGGTGGTAACGGCGCTGACGAGGGCATTATAGCCTTCGGCGGTGACGTTGTGCTGTTCGATGGTGTTGCTCATGTGTGTTATTGGGTGAGGAGATCACTATCCCTATGTGTGCACTCTCGTGCAACACCTATTTAACAAATACTTACTTAAAGTTGGTAAGTCGTTGATATGGAACGTGATATTCTTGCACTTTTGCCCTGAAATTAGGGGGTGTAGAGCTGATTGTGCCCCCCATTCGGACGTATCCAGTGACTCCAAAGCGGTATCCGGCATACACATCCGCAAAAGTGATCGGGCGCTTGAGCTTGGCCCGGAGACGTATGTAGGTGATTTCCAGATACGCAGCACAAGCTCTACGCGCGGCCCAGCGATTGTGTGCATCAATCCATGGAGCCTTGGATACTTCGCTCCATGCGTCATTGCTTATTCCATACGCACCGCGAGCTATGACAAATCCGCGCGACGTATGCAGGCATGCGTCAGGATCAGACACGCTGCCGGTCTCAAGCTTGCGCACCCATTCAGTCTGATCAGCAAAGCCAGTGACAGATGCAAGGAACATGAGCCACTTCATTTGATGAGCCTCCACTTATTGCATGCTACATCAAACAGGGCCATCCACCTTTTATAGTCAATGGCCTTGCGGCTAGATACCTTCCTGATTTCGAGAGGCGTGAGAAGCTTCATGCCGGGTCTCATAAGTTCTGGCCGGCGCTTCTGCTTCATATCATCTCAGGCGTCTCAACGCCCGGCGCCACAGCTACGCTCGAGAACAAGTCCTTATCCTTGAGGCGCGCGACAAACGCTGTGCCGATCTCTTTGTCTGGAAACCTATCAAGCAGCGACTGGCCGGTGTGGTTAGTCGTGATGATGGTGGGCCTAAGGGCTTGTGTTCGCTGGTCGATGAGCGCGAACAGCACAGAGGCCATACGCTCGGTCATCTTCTCTTTGCCAAGGTCATCAAGGCCAAGCACGTCACACTCTACGAGGTCACGCATCATCTTATCCCACCTATCCTTGCCCCACGCGGCAACAAGGTCGGCCTCAAGCTCGAACATGGTAAGGATTCGTACGAAACGCTTAGCGCCCTTGAGCCTGTTGCGCACATACCACATGCACCGGGTCTTACCCTTGCGAGTAGCTCCGTGTATGATGATAGACCGCTTGGTCACAGCCGGATCCCAATGCATGGCCACGTTGCGCAGCACCTCGGGCAGCCTGTTGGGATCAGTATCCTTGAACAGCTCTGGGCATCCATCCGTGTTACTGGGGCTAGGCTTAATGCCCTCCTCCTTCGCGCGGATAGCCTCGGCTGCCAACACGCAAGCTTCCGCGCAACAATACTCAGCCGGCGCCAGCCTGATCACATGGCCGGCAATCTCGAGCACGTTAGGCTGGATCATACAGCCGCAATTCACACAGGGCTTAGCTTCGTGCGTCATTGTACATAGCCCTGATTGTCTTCTCGCTGAACGCCTTGAGGCGGCCATCAAGTCGAAGGTTAAAGTACCTCACCTTGCCCTTGGTCCTAGCCTTGAGTGGCCGGACCACAGAGCCATCAGGCAGCATGTGGTACTTGGTGTCGTTGATCTGTTTCATGTCAGAATCCCTTGGCGTGGTCATTGTCGGACTGCGCCGGCTTCACCACGCGGCCATAGAGGCCCGTGGCTGCCTTCACATGGATAGATTGCCACTCGTTGCGACTGGATACCTCAAGAGCGTCGATGGCGGACTTAGGATCGAAGCCAGACAGGTATTTCACCTGCTTGAGCATCCAGCTGACGCTGGTGGTCCATTTGCGGGCCCGGCGCACCTCAAGGTACTTACCCCATGCTATGTTCACGTCTCCATGGAGCTCAGCAATAGCCACCCCAAGCTCATACGCCTGTATCTTAGTCTTATCATTTACATCAGTTGTATCTATAGGGTGAAGTTTCTTTCGCCCCCCACCGGAAGTTTTCTTCACCCCCCCGGTGAAGTTTTCTTCACCCTCCAAGCTGAGTGTGACCACGTCCCAGAGCACACCCTTTTCGTCGCGCGTGATCAGGCCGGCCTCAACAAGCTCCCCGATGAGCATCTGGACGTTGCGGTCTGTGCAATGCAGGTAAGCACCAAGTGTGGCCCTAGAGGCATAGCACCCACGCTCATTACTGAGTATGTGTACGATGCTCCAGAGGAACTTGGCGTTCGTGCTGATGTTGGGGTTACTAAATACCTTGGCCGGTATCCACACGCCCTTGAATGGCAGGTCACTCATTAATCTTAGGCTTCACATTGCCCTTAGGCCTGATCGGCGTAGCGCATGCAAGCGCGCGGAACTTCTCAAGCTCCTCTTGAAGGATAGCGTAGTCCGCGTAAGGAACCCAGTTGCCCTCTGGGTTGCGTACCATCTGGGCGAGACCGCCCTGCGGCGCGGACAGGACCATTACGTACCTGTTGCCGGCGCCATCATGTGGTGTGAGTTCCATTACAGGCTCGAGCGCCAGAGGTACTTCTCATCAGAGAGACCAAGGTCACGTTGGGTGTGGATGCGGTACAGGCCGGCGATCAGGTCGCGCTTACCATAGTCGAGCGTCTGCTGGCTGATATCGAACGCGCGCGTATTCATCGTGTCCTTAGCACTCACAACGTACGAGCATTCAACCGGCATCTTGAAGTGAGCACTAGCAAGCAGCGAATAGACGTAAGCCTGAAGGCCCCAGTTACTATCGCGGCACTTGCGCTTGACCGCTTCGAACGTGCATTGAGGCGCGGTCTTGTAGTCGCCCACGAATACCTTACCAGAGTTGAGCACCTCGACGTAATCGAGCTGACCCTTAATGCAGACATTCGGGATACGCGTATCGCCATGCTCGAGGTCAATCGTGGCCACAAGGCTAAGCTCAAAGATAGGCTTAGCTCCGCCGGCCGGATTGAGCGCTCGCATCAGCCTGAAGCCATCAATAGCAAGGGCGTTAGCCTTGGCTGCAATGTCCTCAGCGATGAGAAGCTTGCCCTTAGACTCAGCTTCAGCCGTGAACATTCTGAACAGGTTCTTGCCTTCGGTTGTGCGCTTATCGAGCTTGGGCATGAGCTGATAGATATCACTAAGCTCCTCACCCGCGCATACCGAATGGTAATAGCGGCCAAGGATGATGTCGTCGGTCATATCCTGCTCGCTGTAGATCTTGTGCCCGGCATTGCAGCCGTGCTCGAGAATCTTTTTGATCAGGCTCTGGTTGATGCCGTCATGACTGCGATAGTCAGCCGTCGGAATGACGTTGACCTCACGAATCGTGATCTTGGCGTTGTCTGCGAACTCGCGCTCCCGGATGAGAGGCGAGATGTTGGTGTTGTTTGGGTCCATGTATGTGTGGGTGGAAATTAGCGAGTGGTCATGTCCTCGATCCAATCGAGAATCATGGGCATGGCATCAGGGCCATACTCAACGCCGTCAATGACAACCTTTGGGGTGCCAGAGCTAAGCGCGCGGAATGCTGCGAACAACTCGCGTCGTTTGGTATCGTCGCTCACGATTGTGTCCCCTTGGCGCGAGTCTTGATCGCGCGAACACTGAGAGGAACAATGCGTACATCGTCCCAAGAGAGGCCATTGACGACCCGGGCCTCCTTGTCGCGCAGCTTCATAGCAAGGTTCATGTTGCCGCAGTATCCAGCGATCACCCAATATGGGCCATCGTTCTGATGGCGCTCATACGAGTCCTTGGCATTGCGATGCCAACTACTGAGCCACATCCAATCCTTATGGCTCTCGGTGATGAGGGCCATCTTGGCCTCGATGTTGGCGATCTCAACCTTAAGCTGAGCGAGCTTATGCTCGATGAACTTAGGGCCGCGCAAGCAACCTACGACGTACTCGTATTTGCGTGGGCTGATGCGGCTGCCAATAGAGACAGTCTCGATGTGGGCCGTGTATTCGTACTTTTCTGGTCTGAGGTTTGTGGTCATGTGTGTATGGGAAATTAGCGGTTACGAAGCTCAAGCTTCTCGAGCATAGCGTAGACCTCATTGATGAGGGTCGTGTTGAAGCTGATCGCGCGCTCCTTGCGCCGGATGTTGGCCGCAACGCTTGCGTCCGGGTCGATGGTGCCCCCGGTCTCGGCCTTGACGACCTTGGCTGTGTGTTCGTGGATGATAGCGAACAATGCGTCGCGTACCTTAAGTTCTGCTGCGGTTCTCATGTGTGTAGTATTGGGTGAGGCAAACGTTTTGACCCATCCCCTAGCTCATGTCAAGCTAGTTGACCTATTATTTGGTGGGCCCTGCCGGATTTGAACCGGCAACCAATCCCTTATGAGGGGACTGCTCTAACCATTGAGCTAAGGGCCCAGTCAAATCACATGCGCTCGCCGGTGCGGATCAGCACAGGCTGCCTATCGCCCATATAGACCACGCCGCGCACAATATTATAGTCCACCCATTCGGTGGCCTGTGTCATGCGCTCGCATTCATCGGCCTCATCTTCGAAGGCCTCATAGTAGCAAGCAATCAGCTTCTCGTAGCTGTAGTATACGTGCTTACCATCTGGATCCCAACCAACGATAGCTTCGTCAAGCTCCTCGCGCGGCTCGAGCAATATGCAACCGCTTAGGTCATCGTTATCATCTATCACATCATCGAACCAAGTGCGGTTCTTAGGCTTCACATCAGGCCCTAGCTTATCAGCTGGGCTTGTGCTTACGCGTGGCTTTATCTTTTTGGTTTTAGGTTTGCGTCTCATGGCATCTCAATCCAGATCTAATCGTACCACATGTCCATCCCAATCTACGAGACCAACAAGGACCGGCAGCGTGAGCGCGCGGTAGCTGATTTCCTATCCATCAGGTGGAATTGCGTCCCTGTGCCATCCGGCCAATTAGCCATCCATGACTATGCCCTATGCAGGCACTCCCATGCAGATGATAAGCTATTCGCGCATGCCTATCTGGAGATCAAATGCCGGTCACTCCACCGCGAGGATTTCTGGCTATCCAAGCACAAGTGGGATTACCTGTTGGAGCTATCGGACACGACCAATCGGCCAGCCTTCGTAGCCGTCCATTGTGCCACGTCCGACGCTGTCAGGTATGTGCGAGCTTGCGAGCCATACCCCCAGCTAACCTTTGCCGGCCGGACTGACAGACCAGATGATCCCAATGCTATGGAGGATATGGTCATCATCCCATTACATCGATTTACCCATCTGGGCTGCCTCAGGAGCTCATTGGACAGCTTGACCTGACCCAGACTACCGGTTGGTCATTCCGTGACCCTGATTGACCTAGGACAGGGATATAATCGACGCGTGACCCTCGGATGGTAGTCCCCTAAAGAAGCACCTGTGTCAAGCCCCCTATCTGCGGCCGCGCTGGTTAGACGTGCATTTGGTGTAAGATCAGCACCTGACAAGCACTAGACATAATACCTGTTGTGCGCATTGACCTGCTATCCGGCCTGAGCTGCTACGCTGAAGGGGGCGGGGGGGGTCCGGCGGCTGCCGCTGGCGCTGGGGCTGACGGGTCATCAGGGGTATCGGCTGAATTCAAAAAAATCCCCCTAGGGTCCTTAGCCCACTTCAGGTATTTCTCAGTTTCCACCGGCCGGTCTACCACGACTTGGGCATCTATGACGACCTCCTTGGCCCTAGCTAGCTCGGCGCCGCGAGATTTAAGCAGTCTGTCGAGCGAAGCATGGTCTATGGAAAATCTGTGTTCCACGACTGCCTGTGGCTGGTCTTGGAGGGTCAGAATCTTGTCTATGGCGATACCCATGGCGATTGGGATCTGGGAGACATGCAAGCTGTCAATCTCGTCGACCAGCTTCTGGCTGGCCTGTTGGACGAAGCTCTTGAGGTTGCGGACAGTCGCGGTCTTGAACTCATCGTTCAGGCCGGTGACCTCCGGCATCTGCCGTTTGATGGCCATGACGTTGTTGGGAGACATGCGCTGGTCTTTAGCAATCTCGTCGATACCGCGCCCGGCGCGGAGCAGCTCCATCACCGCGTTCTTGCGCTCCGTAGTGATGCGACTGGCATTATGGTCAGAGCTCGGGTTCGTATCCAGACGCTCATTCTCGTTTGACATGCTTCGGGAGTGTTACAATAAATCTGCCCATGTCAAATGAGCTTGTGAGCCGCGACCCGCTTAGGATCGACTTCATTACGCACATTGAGCCAATCAGGACAACTCACCAAGCTGACCTCCGAATCCTGAAGACGAAGGATGGCCGGCAATTCATCGGCAAGACGTCCAAGTCGAAGATCAAGAATTGGGGCGAGCAGTTCGCCATGCAGATTCGCCGGCACAAGCCGGACAAGCCCATCGAGGGCCCGCTTTGGCTTAGGCTCACCTTTGCCTTTCCCTTGAACAAGGGCGATAAGGCCAAGAGCCTGCCACATGCGGTCAAACCTGACTGGGACAACTTGCCCAAGACCATCTGCGATATCCTGACGCGCGAAGGATTCTGGCACGACGACGCACAGGTCGTTTTCGGCCAAGTCGTCAAGTGCCGCCACCACCAGCCTTTCGTCGGAGTCCGCATCTGCCCAGCTCCTTGGATCGATGAAGCCTTTGTCGACGCCCTCTATGCATCCCACAACCCAGACTGAGAAGGAGATAATAGCCCGGTATGGCTTGCCCCGAGACGAGATGATAGCCTTTCGGCGCGCTCAGCTCAAGGAAGGCGAAGACTGGTTTCGTGAGACGCAGGGCGCCAAGCCGGCTCATATGTGCCCAATCATATTCACCGACGGCGGCTACCTCAAGGTTCTCGCCAAGTTTAAGCTTACGACTACCGAGCAGGACGTCTGGCCCAAGATAGCCATCGTCACCCGGACCAACTGGCCGAACCAGCGGCTGATGTCTGTCCTTATTGACGGCAAATCCCACAACGTCGTTGTCGCCAACGCCAAGCTGTTTTATCCGGGCGCCGAGGTAGAGGTTGACCGGAAGGGCGGGAAACTAATCTGCTCGCAACGGCCCTTGAGCGCGGCGAAGCTGTTTTCAGCAATCAAGCGACGCCATGGAGAAACCAAGGGCCCGTAAATAATGTCACGATCCGACGAAGAAGACGATCTCCTCGAGATCCCAAGCCCAGCCGAACAGGCCCGGACTCGGAAGGCTGTCTCTCAGCAAGCTACCAAGAAATCTCCATACGAGGCAAACTTGGACCTTCTTTCGCCGTTTGCGCGGAAGCTACATCTGGAAGAAGACAGGGAACACATCGCCCGGTCAAGGGAGGCAGGGCTTAAGCCTAGCACAATATTCCTAAATCGAGTGACCATCGCAATGGGCGCTCAGGGAATGATTAACGCCGGCGGCGAGAAAAAGAACACCAAGTACGGCGGGTCTGTCGGTATCGAGGAAGGCGCGGAAGGTATAATGCGGCACAGTCGTGAGTACCGAGCTGGCTTTCACCGGCAGCGTAGCAATGGCGGCAAAGGAGAAAAAAACGAAGCGGGCGCCCTAGCGGGCGCCAGATACGGGTCACCGGAAATGTTTCCGGGCAAGTTCCCGAACATTGTAGCAGGACCAATTTCAGTTGGGTTTGGTAGGAGTGCGGGGGGCGTGAACATAGACATACTCGGTGCAGGGAAAAGGGGCTTTGCCAGCAGGGCTAACACGTGAGCTTCGAGCAGATCAATATCGGGACGCGCGACGACCCGCTGATGGTCACGCGGCATCCAATAATACATACGCCATCAAAGGATGATCTGGTTGAGCTAGCGCGCGAGCTTGGCCCAGATGGGGTGGTCGATGTGCTTAAGCGGCGCGAAGAAAAGATTAAGGCAGAGGAGCTAGACCCCTACAGGCATGGCTACGAGCCGGACCACTGGCATGACGCCGACGGACTCCTGATGTCTGGCAACGAGCTCCTGATCATGGGCGGTAACCGCGCTGGAAAAACGGAATACGCAGCCAAGCGCGTCATGCAGCTTCTGTGCAGCCGGCCGAACTCAAGGGTGTGGTGCCTGCATACAACCTCGCAGACCTCCATTCAGATGCAGCAGGCGGTTATCTGGAAATACATGCCGCCGGAATACAAAAACGCTAAGAAGACCAAGGTCACCAACATCCAGTACTCCCAGAAGAATGGATTTACTGACGCAACTTTTGTTCTACCCAACAGGTCCCAGATATTCTTCATGAACTACGGGCAGGAGAAGAAGGTCATCGAAGGTGGAGAGCCTGACCTGATATGGTGCGATGAGCTTGTGCCGCCGGACTGGGTTGAGACGTTGCGATATCGATTGGTGACGCGCTCTGGAAAAATGATCCTGACCTTTACTCCTATCACCGGATACACTCCGGTGGTTAAGGAATACGTTTCCGGCTGCAGATTCAAAAAGACCCTCAAGGCCGACCTGCTGCCTGACACCCAGAACGTTCCCAACATACCGCGCGGCCACATGCCGTACACAGCAAGCTGTATCAAGGGCGCGGCGAGCGTGATATGGTTTCACTCAATACTAAATGGCTACTCTCCGTTTGACCAAATCAAGCTGGCGTTGCGCGGGCGCGGTCCGTACGAAGTAAAAATACGAGCGTACGGCTGGGCTGAGTCGCTGTCTGGTTCCCAATTCCCTAGGTTCGGAGAGCCCAACATCATTCCCGAGAAGCTTATACCAACCGAAGGGACCAATTACATGGTGGCTGATCCAGCTGGAGCTCGAAATTGGTTCATGCTCTGGATGCGAGTAGACAAGCAGGGTAACAAGTACATCTACCGAGAGTGGCCGAACATAAGCATGGGAGAGTGGGCCCTAAATGGAGACAAGGCTGACGGGAAGGCGGGGCCAGCTCAGAGGCAGGGGGCGGGGATGGGGCTCATCGAAACCAAGCAGCACATCCGGACCCTAGAGGAGGGGGAGGAGGTGTTCGAGCGCTACATCGACCCACGCGCCGGCAACGCTACAGTCATCAACAAGGAAGGCGGAACAACCTTGATACAGCTGCTCGAAGAAGACCCAGAGCCGATGTGGTTCACTCCTGCCGCCGGCCTCAGGCTCGAGGAGGGGGTTAATATTATCAACGACTGGTTCTCCTATGATCAAAACAGCCCCATTAGCTCAGTCAACCAGCCTAAGCTTTACATTTCCGAGGAGTGCATAAACACCATATGGTGCCTGCG